TCGGCCTGTGCGGTATGTCAGCCGCATGGATAGCGAAACGGTTGTTGACTCCAATGGTGCTGCGTTCTCCCCTGATTCAATCGTCTGCGTTGACTGGTCGAAGATTCAACCCATCACGCGAGAAGGGTATTGGATGAAAGAGTCCAAGCCGATTTCGGGTGGGATTAGCCAGCATACTACGCTGACTGTGTTCCTTGATGGTTCGCACGCGAACCTTTGCCCTAGCCGGCGAATGGCTGGGTTCCGAGTTCACAAGTCAATTCCGTAACGGGATTGAGTTGGACGCGGGGGGAGGGCGTAACCCCTCTCCCCGAGACTTTCCCTCCGCGTAGGGGAGTACCCTACGGGATGATATGCGAGTAGTTTAGGAGATCGTGATATGAGCGTTGTTAATTTTTCACAGATTGGCGAAGCGAATAAGCCGAGTCCATCTGTTTGGGCCGACTGCCCCAACACCCTGCTTGAAGACCTGGGCATGGGATATTTCGGTCATGCGGAGTTTCTTGCGGCCCCCACGGGTGTCCTTGCGGCGGCTCTTGATGCGACGATGATTGAGTTTGAGGGTGGATTCAAGTTGAGTGCCGACACCGACACCGTTCTGGCCATGAAGGCAGCGGAAGTCGGCGGATACCTTGACCTTGAAGTGGATGGTGACGACAACGATGCGGCGGCTTTGTACAGCCAGCCCATCGGTAAGATCATCAAGGGTAGCGGTCACAAACTCTGGTTTGAGGCCCGCCTTGAACTCGGGGCGATTGGCGATCAAGGCGTGTTCGTCGGTCTTGTCGAAGAGGCTGGAGCGACCCTTGATGTTGTTGCCAATGACGCCGGGGCTGATGGCGTGGTTACCGAATCTCTGATCGGATTTGTGTGCGACAATGGCGACACCAACGCCTTTGATATCATCTACCGCAAGGACGCGGTTGCGGTGGTGAGTGTTCTGACTGATTGCACGAACTCTGTGGCGATCCCCCTGGCGGAGCGATTGGCCGTGACTGCCAATACCGAAGTCAAACTTGGTATTCGATACGACGGCAGGGATCGAATTTACTTCTACGTTAACGGCTACAAGGTCGCGTCGAAGGAAATTGACTCCACGTTCGATCAGACGAAGGACATGTGCGCTATCGTCGGCATCAAAACGGGTGCTGCTGCGGCCCAGTCCATCGCGGTTGATTGGATTCGGTACGGTTTTCAGACTCGCTCGTAACTAACGACTTTGAAAGAAAATGACCCCTCCCTTACAAAGAGGGGTCCACTTTCAAAGTTTTCTTTCAAAGTGGAATCGCTATGTCTGAACCCACTAGCGTATTGACCTTCTCTGATTTGATTCTTGAGGTCGCTCACAAATTGGGCATGGCCTACTATGGGGTGAATGCCGAGGGTGTGGCCGAGATTCCCGTTGATGCTCACGACCTGGCGGAGTGCAAGCGTGTGGTGAATAGCGGTATTCGCATGTTTATCCACGATGCTCCGAAGTCGAATGGCTGGCGATGGACAAAACCCCTCGCCTCTGTCGTGCTGTGGCCATCTGTGGTCGCGGTCGCGGGAACTACAGTTACGGCCGTGTGGGATGTGGTGACGGGCAAAACGACGATCACAGCGGGCGTGGCTTCGTTCTACGAGTCGATGGAACTGCGGACAATCACCTTCACGGTGGGCGGCAGTTTTACGATCAGCGATTACGTCTCCCCCACCGTTGTCAAGGTGACGGGTAACGCCGCTGCGGCGAGTGGCAGTACGTGGGTAATGACTTCGACCGGGGATTACACCCTGTCGCCCTGGTTCGGCGGTGAGTACAGCGGCAGAATCCTCTATGTTTCCAACACTGGTGTTGGGTCGGGGATCGAATGGATTAGCGAGTCAGTGATCCGGGAATGGCGGCAGAATCTCGCTAGTTCTTCGGGCACCCCATATCTCGCTGCTGTGCGAGCGATGACTACGGGTACTCCGCGTCGGCGATGGGAACTGATCGTGCATCCTGCATCGACGGAACTTCTTACGGTGCAATTCCAGTATCCGTTGTATTTCGATAAACTCACAGCGGTAACTGAGGTACACCCCGCCCCGTTCGGGCACGATGAAACAGTCAAGGCGGCGTGTCTGGCTGTGGCAGAGAAAGAAAAGAATGATGCTCCTGGTCCCGATTGGGAATACTATCGGGGCATTTGTCTACCCAACAGTTATCGCATTGATGCCGCGTCGGCTCCGCGAAGACTTGGGTATTTTGGTGATCCCGGTAGTGCATCTGAGAGTGGGGATTACCGTAACAGTGCTGGGTATACCCGGCCTTTGATTGTGTATTACCCCTAACAGAAGAGAGATTTTGCCATGCTTTTCAATCCAGCGAATTTTCTGACTCATATCAAAAACCTTGTCACGGGCGGCGGCGTCCATAGGGACGGTACAACTCCCACTCACGATAGCGGGTATCTACGGGAGCGGCCCGTCCCTGTCGAGGAATTGTACGTGGCTGTCGGTCTAACTGATCTGACTGACAATAGCGGCGGTGCGGCTTCTGGTACTATTGCCGTGGTGACACTCCCCGATGCACTCACCGATAATGGTGGGGGTGCGGCCCACGATGATACCATAGCCGTTATGACTCCTGCCGTCGCAATCACTGACAACAGCGGTGGTGTCGATCCCGCGAATAACATCATCGCCGTTGTGACGAATCCTGATCTCGCTGATTGGGATGGGGCGACGGTGCATCCGTCAGCGGCTCAGGCTACCGCGATTGGGACCGCCCTTACGGCCATCAAGGCTGCGGTCGCTCAGATTGCGGCCAAGCTTAATGTCACTACCACAGCAGTCACGGCGATCAAGGATAACTTCAAAGAAGTCACCAATATGCAGACAGCGAATCGGACAGCCCTTGCCTCGATCAAGAACGCTGAGGCTGACTTTGCAGCCAAGATCGCGGCCCTCAATACTGCGATGTCCGGCACTGCGGCCATGTCACTCGTTGAAGCGAACGGTCTCTGTTACAAAATTCCCGCGAATGTGGACACTATCGGGCATGTCCACTTCATTGTTCCCCGTGACTACGATGAGGCCACGGACACTCTGAAGATTCGTGTTCTCGCGGATAAACTCGTGGGAGCGGGAGATCCCGATGTGCAGCTTGACGCCGAAGTATATGTTAAGCACCCCGGTTCTGCCCTGTCCGCCGACAAGAATCCCACGAAGCCAACTACCATTCTAACGACTGTGGCTCAGTGGTTGGAGTTCAATCTGTCCCGGTATGGTCTCAAGTGGGGCGACGTTGTTGACTTCAAGTTGATTACAGATGGTCACAACGATACAGTGACAGAGGAAGTCATTATTCGAGCCATTGTCCCCGTGTATCGGTCCACGCTCGTCAGCTACAACGAGCGGGATTCGAGCGGCAACGACCTTCGATAGTTTTCAAGACTGATCTCCTTGATCGGGGATCAGCCTTTTATTATGGACCTGAAGACAGCAACCAGAAATCTCGTAACCGCGACTCTAGCAAGTGCAACGGCCGCCGCCGAACTACTCCTCGCTGATGCTGAGGTTGTTCTTAGTCAGGGTCTCGCCGCTATTGCGGATCGAGCTTTTGCCAAAGCCATAGCTGTCTATGATGCGGCAACAGCCGCATTTGTCGCTTCATGTTCGCCGGCGAACTATCAAGCTGTGGGGGGAGTAGATGCCTATTATGCGGCCATCGCGGCCCAAACCGCAGCCCTTGCCGCTAAGAACATTGCCGCCGCTTCCCTCGCATTGGCAAATTCCGAAGTTGTCCTACAGACTGCCCGTGCGGCTAAAGCGGGTGAACTCGCCGATAGCCTTGCCCTGGATGTAGTCCTATGTTCCCGTGTAATCGAGGCGGCGAGGGTCAAGTCAGAACTGATTGTTCGATTGGGGCGAGTGATCTAAGGAGACGCCTTGGCCAAGCAAACTCTCCCAATTCAGTCCCCGATCAAGGGCGTCAATCGCCTTTTCGCTCGTGGTGAACAGCCCGACCGAACGTGCTGGGATGCTCTAAACATACTTCCATTTGATCGCTATGGGAGACTACGCATCGCTCAGCGGCCAGGAACCTCAAAGCTGTATACCGCTGCTCTGGGGGGTGGTACGGCCCCGGTGCAGGGATTCTGGCAGTGCTCTTGGGTGCTCGATCCATTCTCTGTGGTGCCAAGTGGAGTGTTGTTCGCAGAACCGTTTACATATGCCAATGGGGTTTTAAATACTCTCAATCCCAATTGGCGGGCTAGTGCAACGAATACTTCTGACCGTTCGGGTGTTGCGGTCGGGGTGGATAACACGCGGGTGCTTGTTGATACCGCAAAGGCAAAGGGACTCACAAATGATTATGCGTGTGCGGCAACGTATACGCCAGTTTTGGCGTTGGGGACATCCTATATTATTCGTTGCACCGCAACTCCGAAAACCTCTAGTGCTCTGGATTACGGTGTGAATCTGGTCTGTCGGATCAATGTGACCACGTATGCCCTCACTCACATTTGGCTGAACTTTAATCGTCACCACATCGAAATATTTACCGGGAGTGGAACATCTCTTGCGTATTATGCGTTTCCGGGGATTTTGGCGGATGCAGACTATACACTCGATTTGAGGGTAAATGGGAATGTGATTTCGGGGTGGGTGGATGGGGTTAAGTACGTACAAGCCACATCTGTTGTAGGGGCGGGAAACGGTGGTGTGGGGTTTGCGTGTCGCCAACTAACATCAGGAGCTCGGGTAGATGATTTTATCGTCTATACCGCGACGGCTCCCGCGACTTTGCGACAGACCGATATTGTGTACGCGGTGGGCGGATCGTTGTACATAGGCACGAACGCCGAGGTTCCTACTCCTGTAACCGGGGGCACTACGGTCTTGTCCACCCAAGCTTGCCCGCAGGTCGCTTACCATTCGGGGTATTTGTACCTTGTGGATGGTCTCAGTATCATCATGGTGAATATCTCTACGCGAGCGGTAGAGACGTATGCGGCCACGGTCGGGACAGCCCCGACAGACTGCACCCTTGCTTGTGTCTATCGGGGTCGATTGGTTTTAGCCGCCCCCCGAGACATGCCGCAAAATTTCTTCTTCAGTCGTGTGGGAGTTACTACAGATTGGGATTATGCGGCGGTTACAAGTGACGCGGCTTTCGCCGGCAACGCGAGTCTTGCGGGCCGTATCGGTGAACCCATCGTTTGTTT